GCCCACACCTAAAGACCCTATAGACAGCAGACCTATGCCTATTACCCCACCAGAACTACAGCCACAGCCTCCTGTAGAAGAAGGTCCAGACTTAGGTGGCTATGATCCATCAAAAGGTATGCCAGAAGCATTGCCTGAAGAGTTCATAACTAGCTATACAACTGATCAACCTAGTTGGGCTAAGAAGGGCTTAACTGAAATGTTTAAAAGCGGTAAGCTTCCTGAAGACCCCGCTGATTTTACATCAGAAAGTTTAGGGAGTAGGCAGTATAAGATTACGTATAAAGACGGTACAACTATGGAAGTTGGACCTATTGGTAGATTTGATACTGAACCTGACACTATTCGTACTCTTGTTGCAGAACAAATAAACAAATTTAAATCTAGCCCTGAGTATACACAGAAAAAAGCACAACAAGATGCTTATCGTAATTACCTTACAGGTGAAGCATCACGTGGTGTAACTGAAGATATTGAAAACATTGAAGAACGTTATACTGAAATCAATGATCAGTATCGTCAAGCTGATTTAGAACTTCGTCGTTTACAAGCACAAGCTGAAGATAATCCTGATGACCCTTACATCAAAGCTCTTGTAGAAGAAAAGGGTAAAGAGTTATCTAGCTTGTATGATCGTCAGCAACAATTAACCACATTATATCGTGAACAAAAGGCAGTAGAAGAATCTAAACTACCTACTATTGAAGATGTAATGAAGGATCGTGCAACTGATCCTACTCTACCTGAAGGCACAAAGGTTGAAGCACAGAAAATTCAGACTGCACCTGATCAGTTTATTGCTGAAGGTACGGGTCAAGTAGAAGGTGACATTTCCTATACAGCTAAACAAGGTGAAGTAACTCTATCTGCAGGAGTTGATCAACCTGCTACAGCTAAGTATGAGCCGACTAAAGTATTAGACAAAGCTAAAGCTGAGTTAGATAAAGCACAGGCAGCTACAGGTGAAGTGTCTCCTGATGCACAGATTACGGCAGCACAAGGTGACTTGTCTCCTAAAGCAGAGGCAGATGCACAGAAATTTGATAATGATCGTTTAGACCTTGTACCCACAAATCCATATCTAGCTGTAAACAAAGATCAACTTGCAGATGCTAAAGGCAATAATCTTGAGGCTGTAAAGGCAGAAGTAGCTGAATCAGAAACACTTGAAAAAGCTATAGCTGAAACTGCAACAGTTAAAGCTGAAGAGTTACCACCACCTGCACAAATTGCAGAAGATCAAATGGCACAAGCTCAGGCTATGACAATGGATGGCTTGACCGATGATGCCACTGCAGTTGCTGCAAAGCTAGAGAAGTTCACTGTAGATGACGGTACACTTGCTCTTGCTATGCAAGGCGATGTAGATGCACTGGATACCGTTGAAGGTCAGCTATCACAGTTGATGAAAGACTTTGACGATGGTACACCTGCATGGGCTGCAGGGGCTATTCGTGCAGCTAACGCAGCTATGGCCTCACGGGGTCTAGGTGCATCCTCTATGGCAGGTGCAGCTATCCTACAGGCTGCTATGGAATCTGCACTACCTATTGCACAGCAGGACGCAGCTACGTTTGCTAACATGAACATGGCAAACCTAAACAATCGTCAACAAACTGCATTAGTCAATGCAGCAGCACAACAAGGGTTACAGTTACAGAATCTATCTAATGAGCAACAGACTGCTTTAGCAAATAGTTCTAATGCATTTGCACTGCAATCACAGAACTTGTCTAACATGCAAGCTACAGTTATTGCTAATGCTCAGATTAAGTCTGCATTACAAGGTCAGAACTTATCTAATGAACAACAGTCTAACCTAGCAATTGCTGCACGTTTTGCTGAAGTAGCTAACCTTAACTTGAGCAACAAACAACAGACTGCCCTGCAAAACAATACATCACAATTACAGACTAACCTTGCTAACCTTAGTAGTAAGTCACAAGCTTATATCACTAATGCTAATCTAGGTGCATCATTGCAAGGACAAGTGTTGAGTAATGAACAGCAAGTAGCAATTAGTAATGCTGCACGTTTCTCTGAAGCATCTAATATTACATTTAGTGCTGAACAACAAACTCAGTTGCACAACTCATCTTTGATGCAAACAATTGGTTTATCTGAACTTAGCGCTGCACAGGCAGCTACATTGCAAAATGCTTCTACCATTGCTGGTATGGATATGGCTAACCTCAATAACCGTCAACAGGCGGCAGTTGAAAATGCTAAATCATTCTTGCAAATGGACTTGACTAATCTCAGTAATGAGCAACAGATAGCTGTATTTAAAGCACAGGCTACACAACAAGCATTGTTGTCTGATCAGTCAGCAGAAAATGCATCTAAACAATTTAATGCTCAGAGTGAAAATCAAGCTAATCAATTCTTTGCTAACCTTGAACAACAAAACAATCAATTTAATGCTGCACAAACTAATGCAATGGAACAATTTAATGTTGGTGAACAGAATGCTGCTGCACAGTTTAACGCTAACATGAAGAATAACCGTGAACAATTCAATGCACAGAACGAATTAGTAGTTGCACAGTCTAATGCTACATGGCGTAGAGAAGTTGCAACAGCAGATACTGCAGCAGAAAATAGTGCCAATGAACTTAATGCAATTAATACTCTTGACATTTCTAACCAAGCATACGATAATATGTGGAACACATACGGTGATCAAATGGAATGGGCTGTTAACAGTTATGAAAGTGAAGCTGATCGTGTAAATGCACTTACCCTAGAAACAATGCGTCAAGATGGTACAGAGAAAGCTGCTAAATATGCAGCAGATAGTAAGGCATCTAGTGCCATTGGCGGTGCTGTAGTTAGCTTACTGACTGCGGGAGCAGATACAGTCATTGGCGGTATTTTTGGTTAAAAGGAAAGTATAATGAACCCTGCAAGACAAGTATACAGTAAGGCATTGGCTGAGTTACAAGGCCGTAGTAAAACAAAACAACAGCCCACTAAAACAGGTGGGTTGTTACAACGTACTTCCAATGTAATGAAACAGGATCAAGACAAACCTAAAGAGCCTTATGATTCTGTACTAGATGCAATGGATCAAATTCGTACACAAAGAAAGAAGTTGAAAAATGGCAATTCCTAAAGACGCAATGTTTAATGCACCTATCGCTGGGCAAATGATGACTGCTGAATTAGGTGCACGTCCTTTTCAAAGACCACCACAGTACAGTACAGTAGATGAAGCTATGGACTTCTATGCTAAACGTATTATGAGTCCTAAGTTACGTGACGGTATACTTGATGTAATGGAAATGGGTGTGCCTCTTACCTCATTAGCTAACTCACTGCAAGCAGGTGGTGTAATGCAAGGCAAGCATACTATTGATGTAGGTGTACTTATCATGCCTGTTCTAATTGAAATGCTTGCTTACGTAGGTGACGAAGAAGGTATTGAGTATGACATGGGCATGGATGATCCAGAGGAAGACCCTGATAAAATCCGTGACGTACACATCTACAAGGCTATGCAGAAGGTAAAGGATAAGATGGAGAAGTCTGGTGAACAGCCAGTAGAAGAACCACCTGTACCATCTGAGGAACCTACAATGGAAGAACCTATGGGAGAGAAACCTGCAGGTCTTATGGCACGTCCTAGTGCCGCACCAATGGAAGAAGGAATGTAACTATGGCTTTTAACTTTATGTCCTTTTTAGGTGGTGCTGCTGAACAGCTTACAGATGTAATTGAAACACGTGAAGCTGAACGCATGTACGAAGAACGCATGGTCAAAACAGAGCAACGTGAAGAGAGTAGATTTGCTAAACGTCAGGCTGCTTCTGCTGCACGTGATCGTAAGAAAGCAGAAGAAGAAGCAGAAAAAGCCGCACAAGAATTATCCTTACACTATACCCCTAAGCAAACTGAATATATTATGTCTTTGGGTAGGGGTGCTATAACTGCAGCAAATGCAAGAGCCGCTTTCTATGTAGAAAATAATCAGCAACCTCATTTAATGATGAACATGCCAGCCCATAAAGATACAATTACTGCCCCTATTCCTGCAAAAGCACCAGAGGCACAGCAAACAGATGCAATGTTAGAACAACCACCTGCACCTACTCTTTCTACATTTACCCCTATGTTTAAACCTTTACCTAAAGAAGTGCAGGATGCCAAAGGAAACTTTGAAGCAGAAATATTAAGATTGCATAATATAACTCAAACGGGTAATGCAAAAGAAGCACAAGAAGCTACTAGATTACTAGAAGCAACGTATGCTGAATATGATAAATGGTCTGAAAGTCAAAAGAAAAATACAGGTGCAGGAGATGAGGTGAATATGTTCTCTGACGAAAGTAGAACTCGCCTGTTAGACAACATTGTAGTAGGTACATTCCAAGGTAGTAAACTAGCAACATTTGATGCTGAAGGTAGATTTGAATCTATTATTTCTGGCAACGAAGCAGATGCATATCATTTAATGGACAATGCCATAGATAATATGGAAACTGCATTTAAAGATAACCCAAATAATATAGACCCTTTTACTGTAATGCCACGAATGATTGACAGTCGTAGAGATGCAAATAACCTCTCTATAAGAGCATATAAACAAGGTGTTGTTAATGATTATGTAGATGCCCTGAAAGAGTATAGGGAGAAAAACAACGGTTCTAAATCTGGATTTGTACCTAGTCAAGGTAGTAGTGCTGCGAAGTTTATACCTGATCCTGAACAGACAAGAACATATCAGGACATAGAAAACGGCTTTAGCTCTGGGGTATATAGATCAGGCATGACAGTACAGTACATTGATGAACAAGGAAATAGTAAAATTGCATTAGTTTCTAGTACGGTGTTATAGGTTAATGGAAGAATTTGATGACATCTTTAATGCTTTAAAGGCTGATCCTGTTATTCCCCCTGTAAATACATCATCTATTACAGAAGAGGAAGACGAAGAACAACCACCTGTACAAAAGTTACAGAAATCTACATTGGTAGATACACCAATAGATATTAGTGGTATATTAGAGGCAGAAGAACTTGCACAGACTACTGAAGCTGCAGCAACTAATGATAACACGGCAGACTATGATCCTCGTATTGTTGCTTCATACGAAAGAGGGTATAGTAAATGGTATGACCGCCTTAAACAAAGAGATGAAGAAAATTATCAAGAACAATTACGTGTTCGTGAAATGCAAACAACAGGTGAAATAGGTCAGGTTGTTACTCTGCAAAGACAGTTAGATGAACTTCCTTCAGATGACCCTTATAGAATTGAACTAGAAACCCAGATAGCCAATCTTAAAAGTTTAAACACTGCTCCTAAAGAAATTTTAGAAGTAGAAATTACAAAACCTACTAGTGCAGAAAACTATGTTGAAAGAATAAACAACTTTAAAGATGAACTTCAGTATATTATAACTGAGGATGGTAATCCTATTCGTCGTGCTATAGCAGCAAAGATGTTAAATGATGGATACGATCTTGACGAAATAGGTTATACTTTACTGGGTGCTGAATTTACGCCTTTCTTAGGTACTGCTATAGCTTTCGGTGATCTTCCCGATATTGTGAAAGATACAAGTACAAGTATACAAGAAGGAGATTGGTATACTGCAGCTTTAAATATAGGTGTAGGAGCTTTGACTGTAGGTGAGGGTCTTCTAATCACTAAGGCCGTAACTAAACCACTTAAAAGAACAGCCTTATCTAATGGTAAAAAACTATCTAAAGTTAGTTTACAAGAAGCAGAAGAAGCAGTTGCAAAAGAAGCAAGAGAAGAAGCTAAAGCAAGAGCATTAGAGAACAGAGAAATATACCAAGGGTTTATTGACGAGTTTGAAGATAACACAGGTTTCATTGTTTCTGATGTTGCAGAGGATGGAACTAAAACACTAAATCTCTCTAAAGCACAAGACGCAGGCAGGCAGGTATCAGAAGACTTATATGATGAGCAACAACAGCAACTGTTAAATATTTCACGTGGCACCATGTCAGAACGGGGTAAACGTATTGAAGGTTTAGAAGAAGCATCTGTAAATGCAGAAATAGCAGTAACAGAAGCAGATAAATTTGTAAGCCCTATTATGGTGCCCGAAAAGCTAGATGCTCTTGTTGCCATTGCCTCTGATCTAAAGAAAGCTGCGCCAGAAAAGTGGGATAAAAAGCTTACTGTTAGTGAAAATTTATTTAAACTAACGGTGGAAAAAGACATCTTAGAAAATGACACCCTTGTTAATTCTTTAGTAAAATATAATCTGTCTTTTGATGACTATGTGTTAGGCGTTCTTGGTTCAGGGTCTGATGCAGGTAGAGTGTTGAATAGATTTTCACAAATTGCCAGAGCACGGCCCGTAACGTTAGCAAGAAGACGTGCAAATGACGCAACTATGGAAGCACAGAAAGACATCCACAAAGCTTTCTTGCGTGTAGAAAATATTAGGCGGGGTGGTCTAGTCTCGCAGATTGCTACAGCTTCACGTAACCTTACATCAGCAGGTATTCGTGCACCCGCAGAGGGCTTGGCAAATATAATGGATACTGCTTTGTACAACATGTCAAAGCAATATGAAAAGAAAGGCGTATTATCTGGGGCAACATCTTTTGCTACTACCTTTATTGACGGTGGTCACTGGGCAGATAGCTTTAGACACTTAAAATATATGTTTGCTGAACCCATACGTACTAAACAGTTTACTGATTATGTATTAAAACGCCCAGAGTTGACTGAAGAATTTAATAAGATGTTTGATAACATTAACGAAATTCAAAGGTCTATGGGTAAAGGTAAAGGTGGTGCAGTAGACACCGTGTTATCCGCAGGAGAAACATTTGTAGACGTGCTCAATACCCCTAACAGACTACAAGAATACGCAGTTCGTAGAGGTGCATTCTTAGCAGAACTTGAAAGGCTAACTAAACGTGAGTATGGAATAGATTTATTTGACACGTTAGGTGATGGTAAAATTAAAGCACTACTAAACAATGATCCTTCACTGGTTAAAAAGGGTGCTCCTTCTTTCAATGAAGTAATTGCTCGTTCAACAGAACGTGCATTAGATATGACATATGCAAAACAACCAGACATAGGTGTGTTCAGAGAAACAACTAGTTTTATAACACGTAATGGTTTAACCACAGTTATACCTTTTCCTCGTTTTATGTTTAATAGTTTAGAACTTATAGGTCAAATGTCTGGCGGTGCATTTTTAACAGCAGGTCAAAAAGTGTATGGCCTAATGACAAAAAATGTTGATTTAATTAAGATGACTGATAAAGATAGGCAACGCATTACCCGTAACATGTTAGGTGTTGCAGGTGCATACGCTGCTTATCAGTACCGCACTGAGCCTACATCACCAGAAGACTATAAGGAAATTGGTTTTGATGATAAAGCAAATATAGATGTGACCCCTCAGTTCCCTCTACGACAATTCTTATGGGTAGGTGAGTTTGCAAAACGTATGCAGGATGGAACCCTTACGGATTGGCTAGACATGAGAGAAGCCAAAGATACCTTTTTAGGTATAAACTTTAGATCGGGTGTAGGTAATTCTTTGTTTGAAGAGATTGCAGGTATCATTGAAGTAAACGATCTACGTGGTAGAGAGGATGCTGCTAACCTTTTAGGTGATGCGCTAGGTAACTACTTTTCAACGTGGTTAGTACCTGCTGCACAGATCATGGATGCACAACGTGCAATGGGATACCGTGAACTTCAGTACCGTGAGACAAGACAAGATCCTGACCTTACATTCGGGAATACATTTGTTAACGCAGTTAAGCATCCTATTCGTGCTCGTGGGTTTGACACTATACATGCTCCTTCAACTGAGTCTGAAAAGTATCAGATTAAAGAAGACATCTTTAAAAATAAAGAACGCATTTCTCCATTAGGGAAATTTTTCTTTGGCCTTAACTTTGTAGGTAAAGATAATAAGTATGAGGCTTACGTTGTAGACAAAGGACTTCAGCAGTGGGAGCTTGGAAGTACATCTGATGTTCCTTCAGTTCGTAATACGGAAAACAAACTTATACGTGAGCAGTTTCCTGAATTACTAGATGTAATTATGAAACAAGAAAAGTTATTGCGTCAAGAGTATAGGTCAAATTCTGAAGGCTTTGCGGAGAAGGAAGATACGTATGTTAATCGTGAGGTTAATGAACTTATACGTGCTGCTGCAAACGGAATAAAATCTAACATAAAAGATGTCGCATTAGCAGGCACTAGTACTTATAATAGATCAGCTTGCTTTCCGTAAGTTGAGCAGAAATGATCAAGAGAGAGCCATAAGCAGATTCTATAGGAAAAAAGGTTATCATGCTAATCCTGCAAATGAACAAGATTTACAAGACTTAGTTTTGTATGGTCAAACAGAAGCAGACATAATGCGTGAAAAGAAAAAGGTAATCAGTGGCAGGTAAATAAAAAGGGCGGCTTAATTGCCGCCCGATTAGTTTTTATCTCTTGTCACCACTTCCACTTAATGTGCCCTGCTCCTTACGCCTACTGAGCTTGGCTTCATTCTGACCTGCAATCATACCTAGTGTTAGATTAAGGTCTGTGGCAAGTGCAGCACAGTACCACAACACATCCCCTATCTCACTGGCTAACTGCTCACGCCAATCCTCTGGCATACTTTCTGGCCCGTCACGAATAATCTTCTTGACCTTGTTTGCCACCTCACCTGCTTCACCTGCCAAACCCAAAGCAGGATAAAGTATTTTATGTTTATCAGGATAGATGGCTGTACGTGATGCTGATCTTTGATACGAATTAAAATCAGACATGTTGTACTTCTCCTTTAGAAACTGTTCTGCTTCTTCCTGTAGCTTGTTCATTACCCTTAACCCGTTTTAACTGCTCGTAGTAGGCTTTGTTAAACCCACGTTCCCACTCCCTGTACTGCATTGTATCACTAGGGAATGGATTAACGACACGCCCCTGCCGAAAATCTTTGTAACCTTTCTCGTATTGAAATTTTAACGGTGCATCATATTTGCCAAGGCCACGTTGTTTGCGAGTTAATTGTTTATTCATATGCATTCTCCTTCTGTTAAGATGTATTATGCTACGTTGATTAGTTCTGCTTCTGTGTATGGAATGTGGTAGAACAGTTCACCCTTCAAGATGTTACGTCCATATGCTTCACGTAGACGATCATCTGTTAGGCTTGTATCCTTGATACGCCAAGCTTGCTTCATATCTTTACGGAAGATGTAGAAGTTAAGCACTCCATTCTCCCCCTCATATTTTTCAAGCAATCTACCTTTACGTTCAGGAATGCGGATGTCTTTCCAATCTGTGGGCCATTCACCTTTCCATGCAAGCTTGACTTCCGCTTCGTTAAAATACGTATAATCCTTTTTCTTTGACACAATGTCCACATAGTAATTTTCCTCTGCTGTTTCAATCTCGTGTCCTGCGTCTACTAGGTAGGCAGTTAGTTTATCTTTTGCAGGTGCGTCATACGCTTCATACAATGCACGACTAAATTGTTTACGTGTTCCCATTATCTTTTCCTTCCATATTAGTTTGTGTTACACCCTGTGCAGTATCCGTAGACCTTTACACAGGGTGCAGGTTTAGTGCCTAAGTTCCGATGTCCACGATTTCGCATGAGTCACCAGTGCAAGCAAATGTTTGACTAGACTTTGTGCTATCTTCTTTTTCGTATGCGGATAGCTTAGTCCAATCAATCTTCTTCGGCATCTCGTTTAGTAATGCCTTATATTCATCAACAGTGCAATCCTGATAAGGTGCTTGCTGATAAGTATGATCAGAGTGTGGCAAGAAAGACACACCTGACATTTCGTCAAAGTGTTTGTACACAAAGGCACCCACTTCTATCCATTCACTATCCTGTACTGTGCAAGTAACACTAGGTTTGTGTTCGCACCAGTGCCGTTGATAAGCAAGCCATGTCTCTAACTGTTCAATGGCTGACATATCTGTACGTGTTACTGCTGCATTCGGTGCCTTCATAGGGAAGCTGAATACAGTAGTCGTGTCTGGATTAAATACACACGGTTCCGCAGGAATACCTTGATCTTTCATCATGGCAGTAAGGGGATCGTTGTTATCGCCTCTAACGGTTCTGATGTAATAGTCGTTGTGTCGGGCATGTATTCCACTTGCGGAGTCCACCAGTTGGGATACAGTGCCTGATGGCTTATTACAAGTAATAGCAGTACTAACGTTAATTCCAAGACGATCAGCCCACTCAGCATTAGTATCAACAGCCACCTTACGAAGGTGAGAAAGTGTTTCATCTAGTCCTTTATTTTTTAAAGTCATTAATGGATTATCCATTACTCCTGTGAGAGACACACCAAGCAATCTTTCTTCTTCAGTATTGTTTCTCCACATCTTTCGCAGATACGGGAACTTAGTGTAGGTGGATTGGATAGTGCCCAGAATTGTTGCCAGACGGACTTTTCGTTCCAAACTTTCAATATTATCTGTGGCCCGTACCACAATTTCCGTAAGGTTGCACACTTGACCTGATCGTAAAATGATTTCACTGCATGGATTAGTGCCGAACTTATGGTTAGGATCACGCCTACCATATTTCTTAGCTTGATTTTTAGATGCTTCACGATTAAATACCCCTCGTTCACCTGACTTACTCTCTACTAATGCCAACCATTCACGCATGAATGTCTCTGCGTCTGGCTTCTCTGTATACGACACACTGTTATTAGCCAGTGCACGATAGGCTGCTTCATTCCACCACTGTCCTGACTTAGCATGGCGCATACGGTCATCACTTAGGTTAGACAAACTAATCATTGCTGACCTACGTACACCACCTACGACAACGATCTGACCAATGAAGCACATGATGTCGTGACATTCAATTGACGATAGCCTACGACCCTGTGCATTCTTGAATGTCTGTACAGTGAAGTTGAATAGATCAACTAGCGGTCCTGCACCACTGGCACGTCCACCGAATGTCTTTAGCCGTGAACCTGCAGGACGTACCTTGCTTACATCCCACTTAGGTATCTCTCCCGCCCACAACAGTGACAACACTTGACGGTAAGCCTTAGCCCAACCCTCTTTACTGTCCTTCACTACAACTGTAGTGTCACTCTCGTATAGATCAGGTACTTCTGGTAGCTTAGATACAAACTGACGTTCAACACTGAAGCCTACGCCTGTACCACACAACAACACAAACATTGCTTCGTCAAAAGCAAACGGGTGATCCACATGAATGTATGAACAGTTGTACATACATATGTTATCACGTGCTGCTGCTGCACCTGCAGTCATCATGGCTCTCATGCTTGGTGTAATCTCTAGGTTCAAGATTGCTTGTTCAATCTCACCGTACACTGAGTCTTTCTTAACATAAGGTGCTACGATATTGTCCATATAACGAGTCACTGTTTCAGGCCATGACTCACGCCGTTGTTCATCATCCAACCACCTTGCGTAACGTGAGGTGTGAATGAATGCTTGATAGTCTGTAGGTAAAAAATTGTCCATGTTCACTCCGTTATTATTTTAATTGCTTTGATTGACATTCCATCAATGTCATATATAAATTCCTGCAGACTTTGACTAATCTCTTCATCAACTTCTCCATCTACAGGAACTGGGTATTCATCTTCATCTATGTTTAAGGTTAAGAATACTTTAACTATCATCTACTTCCTCAATAAGTTTTGTCAAATACCACTGTGCCTTCTTCAAGTCTTCTGCACCATTCTTGTACCTGTATCTCCACATGTATTTAAGAATGTTGCCCTGTAGATAGTACTCGTATCCATCACCTGTGGCTGCACGAATGGCATCAATGCATTCAATACCTGCTTGATTATAGTGTGGTGGTCTGTTTACATTGTCTACCATTCGTATCTCCTTTCTAAAAGTTTACTTTAACTATGTTACCGTCACGTTCTTTTATTAACGGTTTATATTCTTCCGTTTCTTCTTCATTCATCTGATCAACTAACTTGAATAGCTTGCTCCTTACATCTGGGTCTTCTTCCATTAAAGGTATAGCAGCAATTAACATGTCAGTCAACACTTTCAGGTGAGCAAAGTCATCTGAATTTAATGTGTTGTCATCTGTAGTCAGCATACCTACAGTAAGATCACCCGTCCAATCCCCAGTGTCATCCACATCTGGTGATATTCGTATGATGAAATCATTAGGGTTAAATTTTATTAGTGTATCTAGCATATGTTTAGCTCCTTTTTATTTTGTCGTAAGGAAAGACTACTAAGTCTGGATGAACGTCAACTCCCTTTTGTTTCAACCATTCTTCTGGAATAACCCTATCTGCATACAAGAATTTATTTCTTTCACACCATGTAGCATACGTACTTTTGGCACCCTTGTTTAGCTTACGTCTACTGTTTTCAAACACGAACCGTATGTCTAAGTCTGAGTGCTGTTTCTTTATTGCTAGGTGCTTACGTCTATCGTCTGATGTGAACCTTCCTTTCACTTCTACAATGATACCGTTCTGCAGTATAAAGTCAGGGGTATAGGTGCGGTATATCAAGTCTTCCCATTCTATTTTAATGGCTTCATACTTGAACTTGACTTTCTTCTCCTTCAAGTAGTCTTTGACTTTGATTTCTAGCCCACTCCTAAACCCATGCTTTAGTGCTGCCTTGAACTGCTTACCGTTCATTAGATGCGCCACAACCCATTCCAAGGACTAGGCAAACTACTTACAGTAGACACACCTAGTGATCGTAGCTCCTGTCGCACTGCATCGTCTGCAGCCTTACGTGCTTCCATAGCTGAACGTAGTCCTGCATACTTAGCCTCATGCAGTTCCTTCTTACGCTCTGCAATATCCTTTTCCATAGCAGCAATCTGTTCCTGCATTTCTTTTATTTCTTCATTACCTAACATATTCAATCCTCTATATATGCCACCGTCTTGGGGTCTTTTGCTTTAGATAACCTAGCAGGTTCTTCAACCATGTTAGGCCAACACTCGTATCTGAAATCACAGAAACGACAGTTATCATTTAGTACCTTGTTGCCTGTGGGTTTACCACGAAACATTTCTGGTACTGGACTGAAGCAACGTTTGAACTCGTTGTTGTTCACCGTTTCAACAGTTGTCTTGATTTTATCAAGTTCATTGTCAAGGTCAAGTCCATCAGCAGGTACGTATTTAAACTCACCGTTGCCTTTGTTCACAACCCACCATCCACCTACACGTTTGCCAGATGCTTTGGCATAACCTGCAAGCTGCCCTACATAACCAAAGCCATCACCCTTAGATAGTGTATCAAAGGAATCAAACTTGTTCTGATAAGACCACGGTGATGCTGACTTCACGTCATCAACTGCACCGTCTATTACAAGATCATAACTACCAGAAACAATAGTACCATTACTATCTCCCACTTCAAGGCTAACTTTATCAGTGTCTTCAAACTCCACGTTAGCACCTTTAAGCAACCCTTTAAAAACAGCCTCAACAATATCTCCTAACATCATGTTCATTACAAATGTAGTTGGCTTGGGTAGTGCCTTCTCTGGCATGTTCTTAGCAAACCAGAGTTGGCAAGTAGGACGCCCAATGTTGGACATCCTTAATGTGAACTTGTCACGAGACTTACCACTACCAAACTGACGAAGGACTGCATCCATAACTTCATCACCAATTTGTTTAGCAACTTCATTACTGAAGGTTGTCTTTCCATTGGCAGCGTCAGTCATAAACTGGTGCAGCTTTAGTTCAGCAGGATGGTTCATTACACAAAATCCTCTGCGTCAATATCCACGAATGCTTCAACAGTATCTGTGTCTGTGTCATCATTCTTGTACGCATTGTCATTCCAAGCACCCTTGATGTACTCGTTGTAATTCTCCACCCATGCTAGGAAGTTTGCAAACGTTTCCTGTTCAGGGTCTGTTACATCTAGTGTCTCTTGCAGATCAAGAGCTAAGGTAGGTAGATAGAACACATTACCATTTGGTAAGGACTGTTCCTCTGTAGCTGCCTTGATGTTGTGCTGCACTGGCAAACGGCGCATCTTGCCTAACTTGTTGAACAGTGTACCTGCAGTTTTAAATGCATCACGGTTTTCAATCTCCCAGATGAATGCCTGTGGATCAAGGTCAACTGGATTACCTTGTGCATCAGTAACGTCATGCATTTCTACTGTACCAAACATAACACGAACACGTTTGATCTGACGGATCAAGTCTTGTGTTTTCTCTGGCAATGCCTT